TGTAATCGCAGTGGGAATAGAAACTCCCATTAAATCCCGCGTGTAAACTGGACCTCTAGATTCATCTGGTGATTGATATGTTTTAACATTCTTCAAAACTTCATCAATGCGACATTCAAAACTTCTTTTCAAAACTACAGCTTCGAAATAAACTGTAGCGTCTTTGTCATTTCTCAATGCTGCTTTCATTGAAGATATATAATGGCGTGGCATTATTGCAACTTTACCTCTTATGAACATAACATGTCCAATAGGAGTGTTGCAAGTAGATTCATACATCTTGTACAAATTATGCCTAGCCACCTTCATCAACACTTCAGCAGCATTAAGATCCTTAACGCCTTGTTGTTCCGCAATTTGCTGTTCATTCGACTGACGCATCTCGCGTCCAGCTTCACGAACAGCAACTTTAGCAACAGCAGGAGAATAACTCTCTCGCTTCGCCACTTGCGGACTAACAGCATTATAACTTTCTTGAAAAGCTTCCGGTGTCATAAACGATTCTTTCTTAGGCTGAATCATTTTCTTAATTTTAATAAAAATTTTTAAAAATACTAAGCCAGTTAACAATAATGTTACCATTATTGCCACTTTGCTTAGATAACTATGTTTAACTTTAAAAACTGACCAAGAATTTTGAAGTTCTTGGTATTTAAACTTAATTGAAACACAGGCCTCCTTAAGGGAAGCCCAAGGGTCATTATAAAAGAAATTAACAATTTTATCTTTATAATAAGACATCCTCCAGCTAAAAGGAATTTTATATTTAATTTCATCAATTGGAACAACATTACCATCTACAGATACTACATAACCTCCTTGCTCTACAGCAACTGGCTTCCTCAACTTTTCTTGAATATAGGAATGAATAGAATCAACATAAGTTCTTCGCTTATAATAAGCTTCCGTTGATAAACGAATAACATCTTGGTATGTTATTTCGCCTATTTCTGCATCATTCATCATATCATATTGAGTAAAAGTATAAGCAGATGGATCAAAAGTTGTTCCATGACGAGTATTATTACGATTGCGCTTTACTTTAACACAGATTTCAAATCTGTTATAAAGCGCAGTAGGAAAATTTAAACTATGGACATCAGGTTTTGGCAAATTACTAGAAACTAAAATTATTTTCGAACTAAAGGTTGTATTTGCTTTTTGATCAAGTGCAGCCATATGCAATGGATATGGGAAACAATTAGAAGCCCTAATAATCTCAAACAACTCTAAATTCGGGTTTGAAGCCGAATCGAGCTGCTGCGAGAAATCATCAAAGACTGTAACTAATTGATTCTCATATCCATCCCAAAATTCTTG